ATCCTTATCTGGTATATGTGTACCCTCTTTGTATATCTGTCTTTCTATGCTTTTTATTACATTTTTGCAAGATTTAAGAATAAACAGATTGTTTTTACCATTAACATTTTTAAGTTTTGAATTAACAGAGTTAATCCTATCCCTCACTAGAGGTGCTGTATTTCTACATTTTACATCAAATCCTGCATTTTTCAATATACTTATGTCAGTAAATCCCCCTGCGGAGGTTTTTCTTTGTCTAGCACTAGGGTCTGGGTAAACTATTATTTGTTTATTTTTATATCTATGCCTTATTTCCTCACACATTTCTTGAGTATTTGAGGAATATATTTGTATTTCATCTGTAACTATAATGGTCTCATTAATCACATAACAAACAACAGCAGTCATAGGGTCTACGTTAAAATCTAAACCTATGTGCAAAATTGGGTATTCTTTATCAAACTTTTCAATAATATTCTTTTGCCTATCAAAATTATAATAAATCATTCCAGAATAATTAACAAAGGTGGCTTCATATTCCTGCTGAAATGTTCTTATGTCTAGGTCTTGTTTAGCTTGCTCTACTTCTTCGTCACTTACTTGACCACCCTCTAAAGTAGTATATTTAAATGATGACCAATCTTTATTAGTTTCCCCTTGTTTATAAAGCTCATAAGACCAATTACCAAATCCTCTAGGGCTTCCACAAAACAAAGCATGACCCTTAGTGTCTGACAATGTGGGTCTTAATACTTCATACCAAGCCTCTTTACTTACATCTGCAAATTCATCAATACACAAAAAGTTTAAACCAACTCCCCTCAGAGACTGTTCATTATCACTACCTCTTAGGGTTATCTGGCTATTATTCTTGAGTGTAATTGTTAAATCACTATGGTTTATGCTTTTGACCCATTTGTGATATATCATCTTTTCTTTAAGGACATTCCAACAAATAGCTTTGGCTTGTCTATAACTGGGTGCTACATACCAGACCTTTTGATTAGGTTTACTTGCAAACTTAGCTAATTCGTTAATAGCTAGATAGGTTTTGCCAAATCTTCTCCCAGTAATAAGAACTCTAAATCTTGCTTTATCTGTAATAACTTCTCTTTGTGGGTCTGATAATGGCATTAATCATTAGACCATACTAAAGGTTCTTCATTTTCAGTCTGTTCTATTCTATCTTGCTGAGCTAACATATTTTTACCTAAGAATATCTGCATAGTTACATTACCTTTTTGTGCTGACTTCCATTGTAACTGTCTTAATCTTATTTTTTGCTCTGCTCTACCTTTTGTCAGAAATTCCGAATAACTCTTTTCCAATAAATCTGCTGAACATCCAAAAAAGTCTGATATTTCTTTATTTGTGCAACCTAATTGAGCTAATTTTTGCACTTGATTTGTGTCTATATTATATTTTTTTGGTCTCGCCATATCCTATATTTCCCTTTAGTTAGGTAATATAGATGTAACTAAATTAAATTTTAAAATCTAGTAAAAAACAAATTTATTAATTTTCACTTTGTATGTCACCTCTTTTTATTTTATTAAAAACAAAGGTTTTTATAGGCAAACTTTTCTTTAAATATGCAATAGTATCTTGTGGTTTTCCCTCTGCTCCACAAGTAAAAATGTCTAAAGCAAAATAATTGTTTTCTGGATAGGTGTGTACAGCCATATGACTTTCTTCTAGCAACCAAACACAGGTTTCTCCTTGTGGTTCAAACTTATGTAATATTTTATCTACAACATTCATATTACTAAAAGTTAAAGCATTAATGAAAATTTTTTCCATTTTATTCCATTCTAGCCAATTATTTAAATAAAAATCTACTGCCAACAATTCACCAGTATTACTGTGCATCTACTATTTCCATATCCATTTCACTTACTACGTCACCAAAATCTGTGTTTATATTTTCTGAATCACCTTTAAAAAAAACTAAGACATTTTGATGCATTCTTCCTATTTTGCGGTTTTTGTTCATTGGTTTTGAAGCCCTTAATGGCAATGTACCTGCACTATTTACTAAAATTAATTCATTCCAATATTTAAAACCTACTTCTTCCATAAAATTTATAGTTGATGGCACTAAGCCAATATATTCCCCTGTTTTATTCCTTACTTCTGAAATAACAATAACGGCAAACCTATTTTTTTTTAGTTTTTTATAAGTATTAATTAAACATTTTTTGTAAACATTAAAAAAATTATCGTGGCTCATATTGGACAAATCTTTTGGGTCATTACTATAAACTTCTAAATCAGCATATGGTGGACAGCTAAAAAACAAGTCCATACTGTTATCTTCTATATGATTATCCATATTTAAAGCATCATCATTTATATATATAGCATTTAAATTTGCTTTTTTTACTCTTTCATTATTTAGTTTTGTTTGTTCTTCTCTTAATTCTATTCCAGTAAAATTCATATTTGCAGAACCTGCTACATATCCAAATACTGTATCCCCTGCAAAGCAATCAAAAACATTGAATTTTTTTTTGCCAAACCATTTACAAATTAATTCAGCCAAAACAGCATCTAAAATACTAACACTTCCTATATTTTCCATAATGCTACCTTTAGATGCTAAAGTGTTTTCCCTGCTTTCACCTATGTCACCTATTAAATCATTCCAATATTTTTTTCTATCCTGCCAATATCCTTGCCTTGTGTCCAAGATGCTAAATGGTGGAACACCAAAATTATCAACCATACTGCCTTTTTGACCATCACTATAAATGTCGTTTAAATCTTCATTAATTAAATTTTCTAATTCTTTTTCTTCAAAACCCAATAAATCTAAATTGTAATTTTCATCTTTTAACATATCTATTTCCAAATTAAGGAAATCCAAATCCCAATCACTATCCTCATTAAGCCTGTTATCTGCGATTCTGTAGGCTTTAGCTTTAGCTTCGGACAAATCAGCGACTAATACTGGAACTTTGCTTAGACCTAATTTTTTCGCACCTAATAACCTAGTATGACCCACTATGAGAACCATATCTTTATCAGTTACTATAGGTTGTTGAAAGCCAAATTCCGCTAAAGAACTAGCTACTTTATCAACTGCTTGGTTTTTTCTTGGATTATTATGATAGGGTATTAACTTATCTATTTCTATTTCTTGAATATTCATAAGTTCCTCTAATATGTGTAATTTCTATTCTTAGCTTTCATTCCAGAAGGTATGGGTCTTTGGTCTCCTGTCCTATTGATAGCCATTTGGTAATAATCAGCATAACAAGCATAATCAACCTTTCCTAACCTATCTAATTCATCTAACTCATCAGAAACATCTTCAAACCTTTCTGTTTCTTTTTCTGTTTTTTTTGCCTTTAGCTCTTTATGTAATTCTTTTAAATCTGTGTAGGTGTTTCTAATTTTGTTAAATTTCATTTTTTGACCTCGCTTGTTTAAGCATATTAAAACAATCTTTTCTGTTAAAATTATACCTGTTTATTAGGTATTTGTGTAAATTTTTTATATTTGTTTTTGCCCTTATGCAAAGCTGATACCCATAATAAAACCTTTGTATATCTCTTTTAGAATAAGCATCGCCAATACATTGAAAAACAGTTGTATTTCCTTTAATTAGGCTCATTGTTGTCATTTTTAAACTCCTCCATTTCAATTTTTAATGCTTCTTTGTATACTGTTAAATCAAATATAGCATCGTTTAAACAGGACATTTTTTCCGCATCATCTAAATCTTCATATAATTCTAACAATTCCACACATGCTTCTTCTTCTTCTTTGTAATAATTTACAGACATTATTTTCATATTTACCCCCTAAAATCTAAATATTGTTTAGCTTGTTCTTTTGTAAAATGACCTTCACCTATTGCCCTATCAACATCGCTTGGATACCTTTGGGCATAACCTCTAATAAATGCTGTACCATTCTTGGCTTCTATAGCTTCTTTAAACATATTAACTCTGTTTTTATAAGGGTCAGCAGGGCTGTTATCTTTTTTCTTTATAGGCTGTTCATCTAAATACTTTTTTGCCGATAACCAAAAGGCAGGTTGTTTAGCAAATTGTTTATCTTCTATAGATTCATAATAGTTTTTATACATATCTGCTAAATGTTCTGGATTTTCTAACCATTCTGGTTCTAGTTTTAAAAAGTTCTTTTCAGCTATTCCCTTACTTACTTTATTGGGAATATTTTTCCAAAATTTATTGAAATTAGAATTCTTACTTACTTTGGTTTTGGTAGTGGTTTTGGTAGAAGTAGGGGTAGGGGTAGGGG